GGGTTGGGTTGACATAACCACTCCGGCTGACATTCCGAATGGTCATCGACCCAATGTCCGTGCAGTTTAGGCATGGCGAGCCATCAGAACGGCATACCCAGGCGGATCGCCCGGATCTCCAGGTCGTAGTCCTTGAGTTCGGGCCGGTGGCGGAACTCCTCGTACGCGGCGCGCACGTCCATCTCCTGCACCGCGACCGGGGTCTGGCGCGACCGGACGCCCGCCGCCGCCGCGAGATCTCCGTAGGCGCCCTGGAGCACGACCGCGACCTCGTTCAGGTCCGCCTTCCTGCGGTTGACGACACCACCGGCGAGCCGCTGGTTCTCCCGCTCCCGGAACGCGATCGACAGGTGATCGAGCGCGCCGTCGCGGACGAGTTCCAGGGTCTCGTCACCGGCCGGGGTGCGCGACACCCGCCACTCGCCGTAGAGGCCCGCCGCGTCGTCGCGCAGTAGCGTCGCCGCGCCGATCAGCGTCCCGCCGAGCGCCATGTGCTCGCGGGCGAACTTCACCCGCTGCGGTGCCCGCAACTGGTGGTTGAACGCGCCCCGCGAGAACTGCTCGATCAGGTTGTCGTTGATGCGCGTCGGCGCGTCGTAGGGCACGGCGATGCCGTAGATCGTGCGCCCGTCGGTGCCGGTCCCGGCCCGGACCTCAAGATCCGGGGCGAACGATCGGTACTGGACACCTACGGCGCCACCCTGCGCCGACCGGCCGCCGCCCATCATCGACTGCATGTGCGCGAGGGCCTCGTCCTGGCTCACCCGGCACGCGATCACCTCGCCGTCGCCGTTCAGGATCGCCCACGGCGCCCCCGGCGGGCAGCCGCCACCCATGACGACCTGCATATTCATCGTGTCGTCAAAGTCCGGACCGGAGTCCATCATCGGCTGCATGTCAGCGCCGGCGGCCAGCCGCGAGCGGCACACGCTTCGTGCCGTCGGAGCGGTAGCCGATCGCGTGTGCCGAGCAGATCCAGCCGTTGACGGCCTCGCCCATGTGCGGGGTGCCGTCGTCCACGATGCACTCGCGTCGGGCAATCTTGCGCTTCGTCGCCGCGTCCAGGTGGCTGTCGTCGGCCGGGACGTCGGCGCCGATCACCGGGTCCGGGTTCGTCACGACGGTGATGACCGCAGCTTGGGCCGAGGTGGTCGCGCCGCCCGGGTCGAACGTCGTGGTCGTCGTCTGCGTCTCGACGCCCTTCTTGTCCGTGCCCGTCTCGACCGTCGTGGTCGTACCGGCCGCGTCGGCCACGGGGGGTGTGGCGTCGGCCTTCTTCGCCGCCGCGGCCTTCTTGTCCGCCGCCGCGCGTGCCGCGTCCTCGGCCGCGGCGTCCGCGAGAGCCTGCCGCGCCTCGGCCTTCACCTCTGCCGGGGTCAACTCCGCGGGCGGGGCCATCTCCACGGTCGGCGTGCCGGCCTCGACGGGCTTGGCGGTCGTCGTCTTGTCAGTTGGCTGCTTGGCTGCCATTGTCCGCACCTTTCGTCGCGCCGATCATGCTCATCTTGGCACCGTTGACGGCCACGGGCACCGTCGGCGGCGGGGTTGGTGCCGGCGGCGGTGCGGGCGGCGGCCCCGACAGCCCCGCGCCGGCCCGGTTTAGGAGCTTGCGCGCCTCCTCGGCGGACAGCACCACGCCGACGGACTGATAGACCTTGTGGGTCACCTCGGCGATCCGGTCTGCCGTCACGAAGTCGTCGGCCGACGCCCGTGGCAGCGGCGGGCGGTGCTCGATCTCGCGCACCTCGTCCACGGACAGGAAGTCGTTGGCCAACGCCAGTGCGTGGGCCTGGTACCGCGACAGAGTGTCCGACCGGAGGAGACTATCGAGGTTTGCCCTGGTCACAGTGCCGCGCGGGAACGCCAGCGACAGCGTCTGCTCGAACCTGGCCAGGTGCCCGCCGAGGCTGAACCGCAGCAGATTGATCGCGTCCTGCTCGATGTTGCTGTACTGCCGCGACGACGACATGCCGCCGAGCCAGCCCACCGGCAGGCCGAAGATGAGTTCCAGCTCGTTGAGGCTGAACTTGCGCGCCTCGACCAACTGCAACTGCTCCGGGTTCCAGGCCAGCGGCGTGAACTTCGTCGAGGCGTTCAGCACGGCGATCGTGCGCGAGGACTGCGCGGCCAACCAGCCCGACTTGAGGCCGATCGCCTCCTCCTCGGTGAGATCCGGGTTCGCCGATTCGAGCACCCCGGTCGGCACGCCGTGGTTCGAGATCGAACGGGCCTGCCGGCCGAGATCCTGCGCCAGGTTCAAGCCGTTGAGCTGCGTTTCCAGCACGCCCATGCCGCGCACCCAGCCGGGCGGGCACGGGCCCTTGATGTGGATGACGTCCTGCGAGCCGAGACGCATCTCACCGATGGAGTACTCCAGCGCGCCGACCGGCAGTGGCGAGTTGATGTACGGCGTCACCCGACGCACCGCGACGTTCGTCGCCGGGACCGGGTAAACGGCGGTCGGCCACCCCAGCGGGGAACGGGCGGCGACCACACCGATCGCGTTGCCGTGCCAGATCAGGTCCAGCGCCCACGACGAGAACGTGGTCATCCGCGTGTCGGGCGGGTTCGGCTGTTCGAGCAGCGGGGGCCGCGGGTCGATGACCTGCTCCGGCTGGCCGATCGGCTGCCGGTAGGCGTTCCACGGGACCTGGCCGAGCAGGTCGGACAGCAGCAGCGACGCCCGCCACGCGCCGGGGATCGTCAGACCCTGCTGGTAGTTGCCGATCGACGTGAAGTTCGGGTTGATCGAATCGACGACGGTGTAGACGGACACGGCGTTGGTGACGGTGTCGGTGACGGTGTACTGCGTCGACCGTGTCATCAGCTTGCCGAGCCCCATGGCTTAGACCTTCCCGGCCTCGCGCAACGCACCGACGACCACCGCGGCGACGCCACCGACGATCAGCGTAACCGCCCCGCCGAACTGCATGTACACGCCGCCTAGCGACGCCAGCGCACCACCGACCTGCGCCAGCCACGCACCCGAGGGCAGCACCGGCATCCGCAGGCCACGCACCCGGCGACGCGGCGCAACCTCCGCCGGAGCCCGATCGAGCAGTTCATCCATCGTCACGGTCATGCCGGAATCGTAGGCCGTTGATCGGAATATGGCGTTGAACGGGACCAGAACGCCGCTACCAGACCTTGGAACGGGGGATTTTGGCGTAATTCGTGTGCGCCCACAGCGACAGCGTGTGCACGGAGTTCGGCGTCGCGTCCACGGCCGTCGACTGCGACCACCGCCACCCGCCCTCGGGCAACTCCCGCTTGCGCGCCCCGCCCATCGCCGCGTTCCCCGACGGCTGATCCAGATGCACCACCGTGTGCGTGTCCACGATGCCCTCGTAGAGGTCACCGCACGCCGCCGCGTACTCGGTGTCCGACGGCGACACCACCGGCAGGCCGGCCCGGGTCAACGCGCCGATCAGCGACGCCGCCGCACTGTTCTTGAGCACCGCGATCGCGCACACCGTGTACCGCTTCTTCAGGTCCACCATCCGGTCCACGATCGCCTGTTCCCAGTCCTTCAACGCCGGCGGAACTCCATCTTCTGTGGCCTTGACCTGCGGTTTCTTAGTGGCGTTTACCGTCGCGTCGACGATCCAGCCGGTACCGCGGTGCCGTTCGATGATCTCCACGTGGCGCAGGCCGTCCCCGCGCAGGCCACACACGCCGATCGTGCCCATCGCCCGATCCGGGTCCGCGCCGATCGCGAGGGCGATCCGGGCACCCTCGACGATCTGCGAACCGGCATCCGCCGCCGCGGTCCACGCCTCCTTGTCGATGACCTCCCACGCCTCCTCGTCCGGCGGCCAGTCACCGATGCCCAGACGCTCCGTGCCGAACTCGACGGAGTTCGGACCACCCAGCGTCCTCATCTCCTTACCGATGTAGTCCGGCGTGATCCGGATGTTGTACGCCGGGTTCACCTTTGCCCACGTCACCGGACTGCTCGGATCGTCACCGGCGACCAGCACACCCGACTCGTCGTAGATGGCCTTATCGGCCGCCCACTCGGCATACATCAGCGACGGATCATTGCGGGCCAGCGCCCGGCGCCGGACCGCACCGAGTTGCGTCGAATGCCGCAGGCCCGCCGACCCGGCGTAGACGACCTGCGCGTTCGGAATCGTCGCCAACGTCGGCAGCGCGGCGGCCATCATCGTCGCGTCCAGGTACATCGCCTCATCGCAAACGATCTTGCTGCCGGTGAAACCACGCCCCGAACCGCCCTTGCGGGTCATGAACTTCAGCCGGGGTCCCTGCATCGTCTTCGACCCGGACTTGTGCAGCAGCTCGATCTCCTCGCTGCCGCGGCCCTCCCGCATACGGCGGACCCGGCGCCGGAAGTAGTAGTTGTTGTCGACTAGCGCCTTCATCTTCAGGAAATGCTCGCGCGACGTCTCGAACAGGTGCGCCGAGTGCAGCACCAACTCCTCCTCGAACGCGAACAGCCACGCCAGCTCCAGCGACTGAAGCCACCCACCCTTCCCGTTCTGCCGCGACACGATCCCGGCGACCTCGAAACACAGCCACCTGCCGAACGGGTCCAGCGCGGACGTCAGCCTGACCAGCAACTGCTGCCACGGATCAAGCACGAGGCCGGCCGACGAGGACAGGCCGACGATCTCGGCCTCGCGCGACTCGTCGTGCGGCGGCACCCACAGGTACGTCGGCGACTGGCGGCCCACCAACAGCAGGTCCGACGCCGGATCCCGAACCAGCAGGCCGCTCACCCGGACGCCTCACGCTCGGCACGCTTACGGGCGAGCTCGTCCTGGATCCGCGCCACCGGATCGTCGGACTGCTCGGCCGGCTTGCCACCCGACGCTGCGGCGGCACCGGACGTCAGCGCTGCCACCACCAGGCGCAGCTCGCGGGAGAGGGTGGCGGCCTTCGCGCTGTCCTGCTCGCCGTCGAGACGCTGCGCCAGGGTGTAGGCGGTGGTGGCATGCACCTGCTGATGCGCGGACAGGGCGCCGAGACCGGCGATCATCGCCCGAACCGCCGTCTCGACCTTGTCATCACGCCGCGCCGCCATGCGCAGAGCGTAGCGGGCGAGGGTCGGAGTTACACATCGTGACGGGCGGGAGAGCATAACGCATAGTAGTGTAGCTCTGACCTGCGGAAACGCGACCGCATGCATAGAGTTACCAAGATCAGGATTTTATGCATGATCTGGGGGGAGATCAACTTTGGA